ATCATAGTCTTTGAACTGGTCAGATGCAACGATCTCAGCGAGTGAGTATTGCTTCTTCCAGATGGCTTCCATGGCATCATCGTCATCCAGCAGAGCAGACTGAGCAGCGAACTCAGAAGAGTCATAGTTGCGGTAACCAGCAACATTCTTCGCTTTCAGTTTGAAGTTGGCACCCTGCCAGAAGTCAAACGGATCGATTGCTTCCTCATCTTCAAACTCAGGTTGCATAGCAGCAGTGAGTTTGTCGAAGATCTTCTTACCATACTTGAACAGCATAACCTTACCTTCGTTGGCAGGGTTAGCAGGATCCTTCACAACATAGATGTTGCTGTAGTAGGTCAGTTTGCGCTTCTGTTTACGTGCAGCTTCTTTGCCAGCATCAGTGCCGTTGTTCCACAGCATAGTGTTGTACTCGGACACAGGGTCTTTCTGACCCAGGGTGGTCAGAGAGTTCTCAATGTACCAACCACCAGGACCTTGGAAGGCGTGGGAGTACAGTTTCACAAAGGGCAGGTCTTCACCGTTGGGTGCAGGCAGAAAGCGGATAACGGCATAACCGTTACCACTCTTGTCACACTCCAGTTTCCATACACGTTCGTCACCAGAACCGCCAGTGTTATTCATTTTCTCGACTTCCTTCACCAGTTTCTGGGTCAGGGAACCAAGTTTGGACTGCTTTTTAAGGTCAGCAAAAGACATTTTAGATACCTCGGATGTTTGGATTTTTTGGATTTACTCGGATAGTATAACGACGTAACCCTCAAGTGTCAAGATATTCCTTGAGGGAATCTATTGTAGCATTCATACTATTGAATAAATTGTTGATGTCGGTTTCTTTTGGAAACCCCATCAGAGCGACGGACTTAACCAGGTTCTCTTTCATCTCAACCGCTTTGGGGTCGTCCGAAAGAGATAACCTAGTATACATCACTTTTTGCTTATCTAGCAACTCGCTTAGCATATCAATGTGTTCCAGTTTGTCTTCCTTGCTCATCATGCCGAAGGACAAAACACTCCCATAGATCGATTCCTGAAGACGGTTGATTTCTTGCAACTCTTCTTGGATGATATCGGAATCGAAAAAACTCATCAACCCTCTACAACTTCGGTTTCAGCAGTTTCTGCTTCACCTTCTTCTTCGGGGTTATTTGCTTCTTCGATCTGGGACAGAACATCAATTGCTCCATCAAGTTTCAGTACGGTAGCACGCAGTTGCTCAAGTTGCTTAACTGTCTCTTCCCGTTGCTTGGTCAGGTTCTCCAGAACTTCTTTGTTTTCAAGTGCCATTTTCAATAATCTCCTTTAGAATTGTTTTGAATTGAAACACATCAATATTTAGAAAGGGTAAATATTTTTTAATTTTCAAACTTACGGTTTCCCACACTGGGTCCGTAAGTTTCTTGTCAAACCGCTTTCTGAACTCAAATATTCTATCATAAATGACGAAATTTTCAAGTGTCAGTTTTCCGCCCAAATATGCTTTTAAGATTGGGGGATGTCCTTTCGTGCAATCGAATAAACTGTCCAATTCGTTGTTCGATAGCAATTCGTTGCTTTGTTCTTTGAACAAGTAAGTCAAACTCTGTTTCCTTCGCATCCAGTCTGCGTAGGTCCTTTCTCCAGAATTGATAATCTCTCCAATCCATAGACTCTGTGGGTTATCTGCGGAAACAAAATTAGATACCAGAAAGTCAACAACCTCTCGGTCATTATACTTTCTAGAAGTTTTCTCAAACCAATACTTATCTTTCCTCTTATTAAAAGACGTTACGGTAGCCCGTGTTCGAGCACCGTAACGAAAGAAGTCGTATTTGGGGTTTGTGAAGTGGTTTTTGAGTGACAAATAATGTTGATAAGTTTCAAAGGGTGTCACGGTCATATTGGGAGTTTTGCTCTCGATGTTTTCTTCATGAAGTTAAGACGAATAGCATCCCACTTCAGACGCTCCTTCAAAGGTTTTGAAATGAGCTTCGTGATTGATTCTACATCAAGTTCGTTAGTTTCGCAATAGAAACAGATGGCATCAATATAATTCATCTTTTCTTTGGCGACAATACCTTCTATCTCCAAAGCAAACTTGGTTGGAGTAAGAAATTTGTTTTCGATTGCCTGTTCTAGTTCTTTATTAGGTTCCATAGAGTTCCAGTTTATCTCCAACAAACTTTCTAATGTACTCGGTGAGGAGTTTGATGTATTTTGATTTGTCTCGCTCTTCATAGACGACGCATTCTCCATTTTCACAAGCCATGATGATTACAAGTTTTTCGACTGAAATACCAGTCAGTTCATAAAGCATACATCCATATGCCATGCACTGAACAAAGTAGTGTTCAATCCAGTCTCTGGGTTTTGGTTTTTTAGACGTTTTAAAGTCAATTATTGCTAACTCGCCGTCATATTCAGCGATACAGTCAACAGTGCCCGCAATCCCTAATACCTTACTATATAGGGAACCCTCAAGGGCGTAAATATTATTTATACGATTTAGATTTCCTTTAGAGATTTTGAACAGGAAGTCTGAGATAGGTTGAACCGTTGGAAGTTCTTCATTCTTCAGATAATGTTCGGTAAGAGTGTGCATGTCTGTACCACGACTAGTTGCCTTTTTCGTGATACGGTCTGCTTCCTCAGTACCAACTCTCTTCCTCCATTTTACAAAGATCTCCTTATTAAAATGACTGGTCACCGAAGTAATGGAGACCAGTCGGAGAAGTTCTTCATCATCAGGCACTTTATAATATCTTACCCCATCAATAGTTTCCCTATCGAGTTTGGGTAAGTCAACTTCAACATGTTTAAACATCAAAAACCAGCTTCCATTTTGGCGAGAATGTATTCTTTAACAAGACCAGAGCGGACAATATCGTCTACTCCAAACTCGATTATATCAAATGATGTCATTTTACGCAAGACATTCATAAAGTCAACGATACCATTACGCTCATTTGATTTTTGAAGGTCAGACTGACGAGCATCTCCACAGAAACAGATCTTTGTATTTTCACCCACACGAGTGATAATACTATCAAGTTCGTGGAAGTTCAGGTTCTGAAACTCATCAACAATAACGATAGAATTATCAAGTGTAGTTCCACGCAAGAATGAAGTAGACCAGAACTTGATAGTTTCTTGTGACTTCAAATTACCATACAACATCTCAAAGTCAGCATCACTAGGCATCTGGAACATGTATTTGACCATGTTCTTATATGGGATCTGGTAGATGTCCGCCTTATCCTCATGAGAACCAGGAAGAAAACCAATCTCCCTGGTTGCTACCAAAGAGCGTACAAGGTAAATACGCTCATACGGAGTATTCTCATTCAGAACGTCACGAAGTGCATTGTAGAGAGTAATAAAGGTTTTACCTGTACCTGCACAACCATAAGCAACGATGTGTTTACCTTCATCATATGAGTCAAACAGACGTTTTTGATTGTCTGAGAGAGGATCGATATCAACCAGATACTCTTGACTCAATGGTTTCTTACGCTTCATCTGCTTTGCAGTGAGTCCAACCCCAATGGGTTGCTCTGCAGATGCTCTTTTTCTTCTAGCCATACTTAAAGTTTCTTAATTCGTGAACCAGGCATTTTTTGAGCCCTGTGGAGAACATCATTCCAACCAGGCTTCGACTTGCGAAGTTTGTCCTTCCACTCCCCAACTTCACCAACACCTGGTGCGTTGTCTGGTGTGTAGTATCTTTCCCAGTCGGGATTATCTTCTCTCCACTGATCCCAAGCATGAACGCTCATAACAACGTCTTTCGTCTCACCAGTTTCTTTATTTCTTACTGGATATGTAGCCATAGTTATAAATTCAATGTGATGTATTTAGACCCACTCAAGTGCTTCTGCACAGGTGGGGAACTGTTCGATAAAGACCTTCTTACAACCCTCTGCAAGGTCCATATGCTCCTTCTGAGTGCCGTTAGCGGTCCTCAGGTTGATGTAATGAATCCAGGAGCGGCAAGAACCAGACATGTAGATGCGGGTAGGAGTTGCCAAAGGAAGCACAAAACGGGCACATTCCTTTGCGATTCCAGAGTCTAGCATGGACTGATACAGAACCATTGCTTCGTCAAAGTGACGACGAATCTTGATTTCAAACTCTTGCTTCACAAACGGGTCAATATCGTCAATAGAGTTCTGACGGTTCTTAGTATCTTGACGACGGAGGTCAAACATAGGAACTTGATCTGCCAACATAGAACTATCAGCGTACCGTTGTGAAAATTCTTGATATGTAAACGAACGGTGCCGGAGCACTTGAGCTGCTACACCTCTGGTAGTTTCCAGTTCGAGAGTCATAAATGCCTGCTCAAACACAGACCAGTGGTTGTGCTTAATGCAGTAACCCAACAGTTTTGCATAGTTGGGGTTTTCCTGGTTATTGGGGTTTGACACACGAGCAACGTATGCCATCATCTTCTCCGCATCGGGAGTTACACTAATCAGTTTTACACTCATTTGAAACCTTTCTTGTCCAATTCATCTAGTTCAGTTAATTGCTCTTTGAGAGAGCGAAGTTGCTTTTTCATCTTTATCAACTGTTCACTTGTATAAAGATGTTCTTGTTTGATCAAACGTTCAAGCATTTTGACCAACTTTTTGCCTCTACTTGTCATTAGTCTGGATAACCATCGTCGTCGTCAAAGATCTCATCATAGTCACCAATCAAAAGATCACTCTTTTCCGTTGTCTTGTAGGCTTTCGGATCAGAATAGACTTCTGCCTTGATACTATCAACCAACAACTCAAGGTTCCTAACCATAAGTTTTAGTTTTTCTCTGTCCATAATACTATGCACACTCTGTTCATTATAGCACAAAAAAAGGAGGGTGTTAACCCTCCAGTTTCCAACTTTTTTTGCCTCTGGATTTTAAATCAACCCATTTAGCGTAGTGTATGCCACGATACGTTAAAAACCCAAAAGTTTTGTCTGGATCGTGTTTTACGGGGTCATATGCTGGAAGATCATTATGTAAGTTGACCTTCAGCATATTCTCACCTCTTTTGTAAAAGTGTGAGTTCCCCGTAAAGTAAACCAAGAAATGCAATACTAAAAATAGAACCTAATGATGCTACTTGTAATGCTTGCATGATTGCCTCACTTGTTGTAAGTGTGACCACGATAGCAGAAAGTACCATGTACTTCGTCAACACCTTGCTTGCACTCAAATTTAACGCCACGATAGGTGGTCATTGCGATTTGAGCGTCGTGAAGTGCTGCTGCCTTCTCGATTTGCTTCTTGATGAGAGTTAGTGTGTTCATTTGTCGTTACCTGAAATACTAGGGATTTTTAGCCCCGTTCCTTCAGTCGTTTGCGTCCCAGTAACACTCAGGTTCGGTTGCTTCCCTTACGGTCTCAACCAACTCAACCTTTACCTTGGGAGGTAAGGATTCATGTTTAGCAATTCTAAGCATAATAGCATCAGAATCCTGACAACTGAGTGTAGAGTATAGAAGTAATTCTAACATGGGATGAACGCTCCGTTCCGCGACTTACTTGCGTCCTATGTATACACGCCGTTACATTCACCTGGTACTTTTGACTTAAGATAAGCGATCAGACTCAACTTTGACCGAAGGTCAAGGTTTGGATCTAACCGAATTTCCGTAGATCGTTGTAACCACCTTTCACAAGACATATGCCAGTCGTAAGGATTGGCGTCATTATGATGGGCAAGGGTGAATGCCAGCAGCAGTGCTAACATTGGATGAACGTACTAGAGTATTATAACTCTTATACTTTATTTAGTCAAGTGCTTGTATCAACCACTACAAAAAGTTCGGTTTGATACAACTCTTTTTCTGAGAGACCCTACAGACCAAAATTTTTGCCGGGATTTTTTCCCCCGATTTTGGAAATCACTTCCTCTTTTTGGTTTCGGGTGCCTTTACACCATAGAGTTTAGGGTTGATCCTACCCTCCGTTTGATTCATAGTCACGAAGTCTTTCTTGTACTTGTCGTAGTAATGATCAAAGATTTCAGACTGCTTTGCTGCAGCAGCGATGTCGTAGTGAGAGACATCATCTACTTTATACTCAACTAAAAATGAGTTGTTTGGAAGACTACGGTCTTCTGCTGGTTCTTGACCGCAGTCTTCAAAAAGAATTTTCATAATTTTCAAGAGCGATTACCCCATTGAATGTCTGGATACGCTTGAGCAACTTGCTCCTTCGTAATTTTGTATTTGTCGGAAAGGCACTTGTCTTTCACAAGACATAAAATTTCTGCCTCCAGTGGATGCAGACCTTGGAGAAGGTTGATGAACATTGACTCACGACGAATACCATTCATAGCATCGTTACCACCTTTGATAAAGTGATAAAAGTTCTTACACTCACGACGAATGGTAGTGCGACCTTGTTGGTCTGATGTGCCGATAGAGAATGAACCCGTCTCATACATTTTACGGGTTGCAAGGTCAATCTTCTTACTCAGTGTTCCACTTGAAGAAGTTTGCTCCTCATAAGATGAGAAAGGAACTTCACCAGGAGGAAGAACACTAACGACACTCTCATCAAAGTTCCAGATGAAAAGCATCTTCAGTGATACATGTTCATGCTTCTTTAGTGCTTCAACTTTTTTTGCTGCTGATCTTTGTCTTGATGCAAGATCGAGAACCTCAAATGCAAAAGGATTGTTGGGTAAATTGGACGAAGCGACCTTAACAGTTTTTGGTTTAGTCTTCTTCGTCGGAGTTTTCGTTGTTGTCATAATTTTCAAATCTAAATGCGACAATTTCATCAGGTACGAGGTTTCCATTTCCATCAAACATTTCTGGATGAGGTCTTGGTATTTCTTGATAATTCATCATATATTCTCTTGTTACCCAACCGATTACAGCACCGATAAGAAAAAACAAGAGTGATATGGGAAGAAT